GTGGAAAAACCGTTCTTGATGACGAATCGGTATCACTTCTTGATTGGGCGGAAATTAAAGAAATTGATTTGATCATTCGTCCTTACAACTGGACGCTTCAGAAAGGAACAAAAAACGAAAAAAGTGGTGTTAAAGCATATGTAAAATCGATGTATATTACAATTGTTGAAGATGACTTTGAGAAGAAATATCTTGATGTCCCAGATAGTGCTACCGATGCCATTGGTGGTTGTGGCAAATGTGATGCTTGTACTGGAGATTGTGAGCATAAGGAAAACACTATTTAAATATACTTTAGCTGTGCTATCGGCTTTACGGGCATTTAATTATGAGGATAACATATGGCTATAGAATTGTATGAACATCAAAAAGATGCTATAGATAGACTGCGATCTGGCTCCATCTTAGTTGGTGGAGTTGGGTCCGGTAAATCTAGAACGGCATTAGCTTATTATTATACTAAAGAATGTGATGGCAAAATAAAAACAAATAATAGTGGCGGCTTCTCTCCTATGAAAAAGCCAAAAGATTTGTATATTATTACCACTGCGAGAAAACGTGATACATTTGAATGGGAAAAAGAGTGCTCTTATTTTTTACTCTCTTCAAATAAAGAGATTAACGTTCACCCCATTACTGTTACAATAGATTCCTGGAATAACATTCAAAAATATTCATCTGCAAAAAACTCATTCTTTATTTTTGACGAACAACGTCTTGTTGGCAATGGGGTATGGGTAAAATCATTTCTTAAGATTACAAAAAATAATAATTGGATATTACTTAGCGCTACTCCAGGAGACACATGGTTAGATTATATTCCGGTCTTCATTGCAAATGGTTGGTACAAAAATCGAACTGAATTTATTAGGCGGCATGTTGTTTATAACAATTTCTCTAAATTTCCCAAAGTTGATCATTTTATTGAAATTGGAAGATTATTAAAACTAAGAGAAGCAGCTATAGTACTCATGCATTATCAGAAGCGAACGATATCACACGAAACAAATATTATTACCGAGTTTGATCAAGACTTATTAAACGTAGCTATTGTTAAGAGATGGCATGTTTATGAAGATCGACCGGTAAAGGATATTGGTGAACTTTGCTATTTAATGAGAAAAATTGTTAACAGCGATCCTAGTCGATTAGCAGCTATTACCAAGTTAGTAACAAAACATTCAAAAGTAATTATATTTTACAATTTTAATTATGAACGCGATCTATTATTAAAATTAGGAGAAGACCTTAAAATTAAAACCAGTCAATGGAATGGGCATAAACATGAACTAATACCAGAAACAGAATCTTGGATTTATATTGTTCAATATGCGGCTGGTGCTGAAGGATGGAACTGCATTGAAACAAACGTTGTTATATTCTTTTCACAAAATTATTCATATAAAGCAACCATTCAAGCAGCCGGAAGAATTGATCGATTGAACACGCCATTTACAGATTTGTATTATTACTATTTAAGATCAAATTCAATTATTGATCTCGCTATCAAAAAAGCTTTGACTGGAAAAAAAACATTTAATGAACGTCGTTTTCTTATAGGCTAAACCTCGCACAAAAAACAACGCCTCTAATAGAAGAGAGGACAAATATCGCTCTTTATAAATTTTCAAAGGAGGCTGTCTATATGCGAGAAAACAAATTTAAAACTGAACTGATTCACGAGTTAGAAGAACTGTTTCCTGGATGTATTGTTTTGCACAATGATGCAAATCGCATTCAAGGATTTCCAGATTTAACAATTTTGTATAAACACATGTGGGCAGTTTTAGAAGGAAAAAAAAGTCTATATGAATCATATCAACCAAATCAACAATATTATATTGACTTATGCGATTCAATGTCTTTTGCATCTATGATTTGTCCTGAAAACAAAGAGGCGGTATTATATGAACTTCAACGTGCATTCTCGTCTAGAAGGGCAGCACGCCTTTCTTAGTGCAAGCAAATATCATTGGGTAAATTATGATGAAGAAAAATTAATTAATACATTTATGAAATATCAAGCAATTAAAAGAGGAACCGAATTGCATGAACTTGCTGCCAATCTTATTCGTCTTGGTGTTAAACTCCCAAAATCTAATAAAACACTTAATCTTTATGTTAATGATGCTATTGGATTTAAAATGAATACAGAGCAACCATTATATTATTCAGATAATTGTTTTGGCACAGCAGACACTATTTCTTTTAGAAAAAACATTTTACGTATTCATGATTTAAAAAGTGGAGAAGCTTTAGCATCGATAAAACAGCTTATGGTATATAATGCTTTATTTTGTTTAGAATACAATCTTAAACCAGGAGACATTGAAACGGAACTTCGATTATATCAGTCCGATGAAGTTATTATTAATATTCCAGAATATGCAGAAATACTTCTTATCATGGAAAAGATTATTATGTTTGATAAAAGGATTGAACAAATAAAATCGGAGGGATAAAGTATGGACGATGAACTAAAACATTATGGTATGCCACGCCGTTCAGGAAGATATCCCTGGGGTTCTGGAAGCGATGGATATCAAAGGGCTATTAGTTGGAGAGCTCACGTAAAACAACTCCAAAACCAAGGATTAAGTGATCTTGAAATTTCAGAACATGAAGGCATTAAAACTACACAATTAAGAGCTCGTATGTCCTTATCAAAAAGCGAAAAATGGAACACCGAAAGCAACCAGGCAATGACTTTAAAAGATAAGGGATATTCTAATGTAGAAATTGGAAAATTAATGGGCGGATTAAATGAATCTTCAGTTCGAAACCTTATAAATCCTGTATTAATTGAACGTGCTAAAATTACTAATACCACAGCTAATGCACTTAAAGATAATGCTGATAAATATAGATTTATTGATGTTGGAACAGGCGTTGAATCGCATATGGGCATTAGCAGAACAAAATTAAACATGGCCGTGGCACAACTTGAAGAGCAAGGGTATAAAGTACACTCTCTTAACGTTGATCAAGTAGGCATGCCTGGGCAGTTTACAGTAAGAAAGGTTTTAGGAACTCCTGATTCTGAATGGAAAGAAATTAAAAAAGATAACAGTCTTATTAGAAATATTTCTAGTGTTTCAGATGATTATGGAAGATCTTTTACTTCAGATTTAGGGTTAAAGCCTATTGTTTTCTTAGATAAAAATAGAGTAAAAGTAAGATATGCAGAAGAAGATGGCGGAAAGCAAGATGGTGTAATTGAACTTCGTCGTGGTGTAGAAGATTTAAATCTTGGACAATCAAAATATGCGCAAGTTCGAGTTGGTGTAAACGGAACACATTTTTTAAAAGGAATGGCCATTTATAGTGATACCATTCCAGAGGGTGTTGATGTTGTGTTTAATACCAATAAACATGATACTGGAAATAAACTTGACGCAATGAAAAAACTTAAAAAAGATCCTTCAACAGGCGAAATTGATAAGGATAATCCTTTTGGCGCTACAATTAAAAGAGAAATTAATGAATTTGGAGAGATTATTTCCGCTCAACGTGGAGCATTAAACGTTGTAAACGAAGAAGGGGATTGGGAAACATGGTCAAAAAAACTATCCCCGCAAGTACTATCAAAACAAGCGCCTCTCCTTGCTAAAACACAATTAAATTTAACATTAAACCAGAAAAAAGAAGAATATGATGAAATTATGTCCTTAACAAATCCTGTTGTTAAAAAGCAACTACTACTCGCTTTTGCCGATGGTTGTGATTCAGCTACTGTTCATTTAAAAGCAGCTGGACTTCCGAGACAAGCTTACAAAATTATATTGCCGCTTCCAGGTCTAAAAGAAAATGAGGTTTATGCCCCTACATTTAATCATGGCGAAGTTGTAGTGCTTATTAGGTATCCTCATGGAGGAACTTTTGAAATTCCACAGCTCGTCGTAAATAAAAACTCAAAAGAAGGAAAAGCAATAATAGGAAATGATGCTAAAGATGCCATTGGTATACATCCTAATGTTGCTAAAAAACTTTCAGGCGCAGACTTTGATGGCGACACGGTTGTTGTTATTCCTAATAATAGAGGATTAATTACAAGCAAAGCCTCATTAAAGGATTTAAAAGATTTTGATCCTATTGAAAAATATAAACCTTATGACGGACTACGTACTATTGATGGTGGCACATTTAATGCAAAAACAAACGAGGTTGATTATGGAATTAACCCTGTTACTGGAAAAGAAAATAAACCCCGCTCTCAAACTAAGCAAACAAAAATGGGAGAAGTTTCAAATCTAATAACAGACATGACAATTAAAGGCTCCAATTTAGATGAAATAGCAAAAGCTGTAAAACACTCAATGGTTGTTATTGATTCTGATAAACATCATCTTGATTATGTTAGGTCGTATAATGAAAACGGGATATCAAGCTTAAGTGCAAAATAT